AGAAAATAATAAACCAAGACTATTATATCATTTAAAAAGAAGAGGTTACAGGGGGTTCTCAATGAACCGTCCCGATAAATTAAAAGGTAATTTATCTAAAACAGAACTTGAATTAGGTGGTATACCTAATACATCAGAAGATATAAGACAAGCACATGCAGCAGCTATTGAATCATATATAGAAGAGCATGTTGGAAAACAAAACGAAAATTATGGTAATATGCATTTTCAAAAAACTTTAGAAGATTGGGCTAAATTTGATATATCAAAGCGTACTGCTCATGATGCATCCATAAGCAGCGGCCTTGCTATAATGGCTTGTAGAAAACATTTGTATAGACCAGCACAACAAAAAACAAAATTAAATATCGACTTTGGTTTTTCCAAATATAAGAATGACGGTATTCAAAGTGAATTAATAAAATAAATATGGCAAAATATAAGTCAACAGGATATGATTTTCCTAGTCAAGCAGTATCTGACGAAGAAAAAAAATCTATAGAATATGGCGATAAAGTTGCTAAAGCTATTGAACAAGAGTGGTTTAATAAAGGCAACGGGTCTCAGGGAAGATATTATTCAACTAGGGATGAGTTTCATCGTCTAAGATTATATGCAAGAGGTGATCAATCTATAAGAAAATATAAAGATGAATTTGCTATTAATGGTGATTTATCATATTTAAACTTGGACTGGAAGCCGGTGCCTATTATACCTAAGTTTATAGATATTGTTGTAAACGGTATGCAAGATAGATTATATTCTATAAGAGCTATAGGAGAAGATACGCTTTCAACAGAAAAAAGAACTAATTATGTAGAGGCTATACAAAGAGATATGAATGCCGCAGCTATGTTAGACGCTGTTGAAAATAAATTAGGCGTAGATGTTAGAAATGTTGAAAAGCAAAAATTGCCTTCTAGCTCTGAAGAATTAGAACTTTTTATGCAATTAAATTATAAACAAGGTATTGAAATTGCAGAAGAACAGGCTATAAATAATATTTTCACTATTAATGAATACAATAATTTAAAACCTAGATTAGATTATGATTTAGCCGTACTAGGCATTGGTGCTGTAAAACATTCATTTAATAATACTGATGGCATTAAATTAGATTATGTAGATCCAGCTAATTTGGTTTGGTCATATACAGAAGACCCAAACTTTAAAGATTGTTATTATTTTGGTGAAATAAAAACAATTAAAGTAAATCAACTTAAAAAATAATTTCCAGAAATATCAAATGAAGCTATGGATGAGCTTGCTCAAAAAAGCACAAGCTGGTCAACCTACAACATGAACTACTCTAATGAAGAATCAAAAGATAATAATGTTGTAAGTGTATTGTATTTCAATTGGAAGTCTTGGGAAAATAATGTTTATAAAGTAAAAGAAACTTTATCTGGTGCTGAAAAAATAATAAAAAAAGATGATTCTTTTAATCCACCAAAGGATAAAAGAACTAGATTTAAAAGAGTAGCAAAAGCGCAGGAAGTTTTATATGAAGGAGTATATATATTAGGAGCTTCACAATTATTAAAATGGAAAAAAGCTACTAATATGATTAGGCCTAATTCTAATATTAATAAAGTATTAATGAATTATATTGTTGCTGCCCCAAGATTATATAAAGGCAAAATAAATTCTTTAGTGTCTAAAATGACTCCTTATGCTGATCTGATTCAATTAACACATTTAAAATTACAACAAGCAATACAAAGAATGACACCCTCTGGTGTATATGTTGATGCTGACGGATTAGCTGAAATTGATTTAGGTAATGGCACAAGTTATAATCCGCAAGAGGCTTTGAACATGTATTTCCAAACTGGCTCTATTATTGGTAGATCTTTAACTGTTGAAGGTGATCCAAATCCAGGCAAAATACCTATTCAAGAATTACCAGGCGGTGGTGGAAACCAAGTACAATTATTAATAGGCGCTTATAATCAATATCTTCAAATGATAAGAGATATTACCGGTTTAAATGAAGCGCGTGATGGCTCCGATCCAGATCCTAAAGCACTGGTAGGTGTACAAAAAATGGCTGCTGCTAATAGTAATGTAGCAACTAGACATATATTAGATTCTAGTATGAGCGTTACTAAATCATTAGCAGAATGTATTTCTTTAAGATTTAAAGATGTATTAGAATTTCATCCAACAAGGGATGCCTTTATTTCTTCAATTGGTCAATTTTCTGTAGGTTCATTAAAAGAATTAGTAAATTTAAGATTACATGACTTTGGTATATTTTTAGATCTAGAACCTGACGAAGAAGAAAAAAATATTTTAGAAGCAAATATACAAATGGCGTTAAGTCAACAAAGTATATTTTTAGAAGATGCTATTGATATTAGACAAGTAAGAAATATAAAACTTGCAAATCAATTATTAAAATTTAGAAGAGTTAAAAAACAACAAGCTGACCAAGCACAAGCACAAGCAGCATCTGTTGCACAAGCTGAAGCGCAGGGCCAAGCACAAATAGGAATAGAGCAAGCTAAAGCTCAAGCAGCTCAAGTTCAAGCGGAATCAACAATTCAAATATCAACATCTAAAAATGAATTAGATATTAAAAAGCTTGAAATTGAAGCAAGAACAAAAAAAGAATTAATGCAATTTGAGTTTGATTTAAATGTTCAATTAAAAGAAATGGAAATTGAAGCTCAAAAAGAATTAGCAAATAAATCAAAAGATATATCTGGGCCACCTAAAATAAACAAACCCAAAAAATCTTTTGAATCAAAGGGTAATGATGTATTAGGTGGAATTGAAATGTCTAGATTTGAACCTAGATAAATTATTTTAATTATTTTATTTTATATTATGGAAGAAAAAGTTGAAGTTAAAGCAGTTGAAGAAAAAGTTGAAACTTCGCCTGCACAAAAAGAAGCTGCGGTTATTGATGCAGCTGTTAAAGAGGGAGATGTAAACCCTGAATACGGATTACAGTCAGATGGTGTTTACAAAATTAATTTAGATAAACCACCAAAACAAAAAGAAGATGCCGTTCAAGAGCAAAGCACAAATGAGGTATCTGTACGCGACGGATCCGAAACTGGCGAAGAGGTTCAAAAAGAAAACAAAGAAAAGTCTGAAGAACCTACCGGGGAAAATAAACAAGAAGAAAAAAATAAAAGTAACGAAGAAGAACAAGGGGAAAAAATAGATTCTCCTATAGAATTAGTTACAGATGAAAAAGATAGTTCTAACGAGGCACGAGTGGATTCAAGCGTTGAAAATACCGAGCCCGCAGAGGAACAAGAAGAAATACTTTCGGAAGATAAAACACAAGAACTTCCAGAAGATATAAATAAACTTATGCAGTTTATGGACGAAACAGGTGGATCTTTAGAAGATTATGTTAATCTTAATAAAGACTATTCTGCTATGGACGCAACCGCATTAGTGTATGAATACTATAGAACAACAAAACCTCATTTAAATAATGAGGACCTGTCTTTTCTTATGCAAAAAGAATTTCAATATTCTGAAGATGAAGATGAGCCAGGTGATATTAAAGCTAAACAATTAGCTTTTAAAGAAGAATTATATAAAGCTCAAAAGCATTTTAAAGACTCAAAGGAAAAATACTACGCTGATCTTAAGTTAAGAAAAAAGCAAGAAGTACCTGATGAATATAAAAAAGCTTATGACTTTTATAATCAAGCAATTAAAAATGAAGAAATAACTGAAAAAAATAAAAAAAGTTTTATATCTAAAACTAACAAGGTTTTTGATGAAGAGTTCAAAGGTTTTGATTTCAAAGTCGGGGATAATAAATATAGATATAAAGTTGAAAACAAAAATAAAATAAAAGATTTTCAGTCAGATCTTAGCAATGTTTTTAGCCAATATTTAGATAAAGAAGGTGATATGCGTAACCCTTATGGTTATCATAAGGCTTTATTTGCAGCACAAAACGCAGATAAATTAGCAAATCATTTTTACGAGCAGGGCCGTGCCGATGCTTTAAAACAATCTATAAAAGAATCTAAGAATATTGATATGAGCCCAAGAACAGATGCTTCTGCTGCTGGTAATTATTCAAATGCACCGGTTAGGGTTGTTCCATCTGAATCTTCAAATAAATTGCGCATAAAATGGAATAAATAACTTAATTTTTAAAACTTTTACAAATGGCTTTTACAAGTGGAATTCCTGCGGCTTTACAACCGACTCAAACAAAAGCATTATATGCAGGAAATTATATTGATTTTACTGACAGCTCATTTAATATGTGGGCTCAACAGTTTTTACCAGATGTATACGAGCAAGAAGTTGAAAGATATGGAAACAGATCTATCGGTTCTTTCTTACGTATGGTATCTGCGGAAATGCCATCTACTTCAGACCAAATTATTTGGACTGAGCAAGGTAGATTGCATACAAGATATGCGAATATCGTTTATTTAAGTAACTCTGGAACTATGCCTACTAGTGGTACTACTCCTGGAACTGCTTCTGCAGTAACTACAGGTGGTAGTGTTGGAAACTTTTTTGTGCCAACAGCTCAACCAACTAGCTTAGGTATTACTTCACAGGGCACAACAGCTGTTAACTTTAAGAAAGGTCAAACAGTTATGATTCAAGCTCAAACAAGTGCAACATCTGCAATTGGTGGTACTGGTGCTATGATTAAAGGTATTGTTACTAATGTTAGTGGACAATACTTCCAAGTCAAAGCTTATGGTGGTGTTCCTGCTATTACAAATGCACAAAGATTTACTGCACTTGCTTATGGTTCTGAATTTGCAAAAGGATCTTCTAACTTTACTGAAAAGCTAGATCCTAGCTATGCAACATTTACCAACAGCCCTGTGATCTTAAAAGAGCATTATTCAATTAATGGTTCTGATACTGCACAAATTGGCTGGATTGAAGTTACTTCTGAAAATGGGGCTAGTGGATATTTGTGGTATTTAAAATCAGAGCATGAAAATAGATTGAGATTTGAAGATTATCTTGAGATGTCAATGGTTGAAGGTGTTAAACAATTAAACACTGGAGCTACTTTAAATTTTTATGATTCTGCACTTACAGCAACCGCTAAAGGTACTGAAGGTTTCTTTGAAGCTATTGAAGCAAGAGGAAATGTATATTCAGGATTTGGTGCACAAGCTGCTGGTGGTGGTGCGTTAACTGATTTTGATGCTGTATTAGTTCAATTGGATAAGCAAGGTGCTATTGAAGAAAATATGCTTTTCTTAGATAGAAATCTTTCTTTAGAAATTGACGATATTCTTGCGCAACAAAATGGCGGATATTCTGGAGGTACATCTTTTGGAGTATTTAACAATAGCGAAGATATGGCGTTAAATTTAGGATTTACAGGCTATAGAAGAGGTTCTTATGACTTCTACAAAACAGACTGGAAATATCTAAATGACTTTTCTACAAGAGGAGGTTTTGGTGACATCGAAGGTGTATTAGTACCTGCTGGTACTTCTACAGTTTACGATCAAGTCCTTGGTCAAAATATCAAGAGACCATTCTTACACATTAGATACAGAGCTTCTGAGACTGAAAACAGAAAAATGAAGTCTTGGGTTACTGGATCTGTTGGTGGACCATCTAGTTCTCCAATTGATGAGATGAGAATGCACTATTTATCTGAAAGATGTTTAATAGTTCAGGGCGCAAATAATTTCGTATTATTTAAAGACGCTTAATATTTATATAAGTTTTACCCCCGTGTTTTATCGGGGGTAATTCTTATTAACAATTATATTATATTATATTATGGAAACAAAAGTTAGAGTGCCAAAAATTGAAAAAAATTGGCAAATAAAAGATAGAACATATATTTTAACAGGAGGTAAATCCCCTCTTAGTTGGACAATACAATCTAAGCATACTGCTAGAAAACCTTTATTATGGTTTGATGAAGAGTTAAGCGAGCAAAGAGAATTAAGGTATGCAAGTAATCAAAAATCATTATTTGTTGATGAACAAAAAGGGAATGCTACACTGGCTCATGTAATTTTTTTAGATGGGGTATTAGAAGTTCCTAAGCATCAACAAGCTTTGCAAAAACTTTTATCGTTATATCACCCTAAAGCAGGTGAAATATGGCAAGAAGTTGATGAAGAAGCAAATGCTATGGATGAAGTTGATAATATTGAGTTTGAATTAGAAGCTTTAAATTTAGTTAGAACACTAGATATAGAACATTTAGAAGCTATAATGAGAACTGAATTAGGATCAGCTGTAGTA